CAACTCCAGGAGGAGCAGCAGGAAGTGTATCAGCACCACCAGCTTCATCCTTCGCTCAAACAGCAATTCAAATGAAAAGATTGCAACAAGAATCAACAATAGGAGATCAAACTATAGCCACAAGTAAAGCTCAAGAAGGCTTATATAAAGCCAATGAAGCATCTGCATTAGAAACAGCAAATAATACTAAGCTTCAAAACAAAGTATTAAAAATGCAAATGAAAAATTTAGGCAAAAAAACAAACATAGAAGGAAAACAATTAGACTGGGATGAAAAACTTCAAGATTACAAGAATATTAATTCAACTATTCAAGAAGGACTAGGAACATTAAACTCAGCTAAAAATGCAATAAACCCCTTAGGTATGTTATTCCCTAAACAAAAAGATCTAAAAATGCCAAACAAAGAAATGAAATGGCAAGACATCAGAAGAGACAAAGACGGTTCACTTTATAACAAAAAAACAGGAGAAATATTAAATGACTAAAACAGAATTAATCAACGGAAAACACGTCGAAAAACGTGCAGACGGTTCAATCAAAGTATCAACATTCAACCACGAACCATCACGTACCCAACAACAATTTAAAGATCAAGTAGACGTGAACAAAATCATGTCGAAATTCAAAAAAACAGGTGTAATTAATCACCTCAACTCAAAATCAGGAGTATATTCAGACTTACACGAAATCCCTGACTTAGCTTCAGCCTTAAACACAGTAGCAAAAGCTCAAACAGCCTTTATGGAACTACCTTCAGAACTTCGTAAAAAATTCGGTAACGATCCAGAAAATCTTATTAAATATTTACAAGACGATAAAAATATAGCTGAATCAGTAGAACTAGGACTACGTATTGCTACAAAACCAGAACCTTCAATGGCTCAACAAGTAGCAGAAGCTATAAAATCTACTCAAGAAATCAAATAACTTAGGGTATGGGAGGAATCCTCCCATTGTTACCTTGACAAACCTTCGTCACAATCACATCTTCACCCAAGCCAGCAATTACGCTGGCTTTCTTAATCGCGCTATGCGCAGGAAGCGAGACCCCAATGAAACTAAACGTATACTCAATCAGAGACACAAAATCAGAAACATTCGCACCCCCGTTTCTACAAAAAACAAACGGAGAAGCGGAACGCTCATTTCGTCAATTAGCTAACGACGAAAAATCTCAAATATGTAGATATCCAGAAGACTACGATCTTTACTTATTAGGAGAATATGATGACAATACAGGCAAATTGTCTCCATTCGATACACCTCAACATCAGGTTAAAGCTGTTGCTTTAAAACAACAACAAAGTCACTAAAAGGGACGTGGGCATAATACTCTCCTTGTTGTATTTATGCCCACTGACACCATTTCTAATTCCTTAGCAAATGTGTCAAAAACCTGATAGACTAGAAAAACGAGGAGAACTTATGAAATACTTGCCTTTTCTAAACTTATTAACAATGCTAATTGAAATAGCTAAAAAACTTTTAAAAGGAAAATCAAAAGATGAAGAGACGTAAACTATCAAAATCAACATCAAAAAAAGTATTTAAGAAAAACACTGGAGTTCAAACTCTAAACAGACTTAATCCACGCACTATGCGCGGCGGCATCCGCTTATGATAGAGGTAGTAGCCATTTCGGCTGCATCATTCTCATTAGGCGTCTCATTAACCTTACTCATTATCAAACGATAAAAAAAGGACTTAAACAATGCGCTGCTTAAGCCCCCGAAAGGTAGCAATCGGCCATGATGGCCGTATAACCTTTTCTACCAAAAATTATAACAAAGAATTCGCACCATTTGCAATCCCTTGTTCAAAATGTATAGAATGTCGTCTAGAAAACGCACGACAATGGGCTATCAGATCAGTACATGAAGCTCAAATGTACGAAAATAACATATTTCTTACATTAACTTACAACGACGAGAATTTACCAAAAAAACTAGAAAAACGAGACTTTCAGTTATTTATGAAATCCCTTCGTAAAAAGATATTTAAAGACTTCCTAAACTCTTACGGACAAGAAAACTGGAAACTCTTAGATAAACAAGAGCAAAAAACACTTTATAACAAAATAAAAATAGGAGTTCACTATGTCGGAGAATATGGAGAAAAAACCAAGCGGCCACATTGGCACGCCATTATCTTTAACTATGCACCAGATGATAAAACTTACAAATACAGCACTGACTCAGGAGATAGAGTCTACAAATCCGAGAGTATCGATACTCTATGGAATAAAGGACATACAGAATTCGGTTCTGTCACTTTTGAAAGTGCTGGATACGTATCACGGTACTCGGCCAAAAAATTAGTACACGGAAACGACGGTCAACACGACTTTAACCCCGTTCCAGGCAAATCATCTCATCAAGCTATCGGCAAAAAATGGCTTGAAAAGTATTACAAAGACATATTCAATTATGGACAAGTTATATTATCAAACGGACAAAAATGCGCAATTCCACGGTATTACGAAAAATGGTTAGCAAAAAACCATCCTTCAGAATTCCAAGATTACGTATTAAAAATCAAACACGAAAGGCAAAGAAATGCAGAACAAAAACAACAAAGTGATCTTGAGAAAGAGCACGAAACACAAACCAGACGCTTTCACGAAGGTAAATCTTCAAACACTTACGTCAATCGTCAAAAAGCTCGAACAACAATCATCAATCAAAAATTTAACAAGCTGCAAAAGCATCTAAAAGGAGATATATAAAATGAAACTAGGTTCACGATTCTCACAACACTCATTCGCAGAAATTCCATCAGCGAATATCCAACGATCATCATTCGATCGATCACACACGGTAAAAGACACTCATAACTTCGATTATCTTAACCCAATCTTCATTGACGAAGTATTACCAGGTGATACATTCAATCTAAATCTTCACGTATTCGCACGTTTAGCAACCCAAAAAGTTCCTATCATGGACAACTTATACATCGATTACTTTTTCTTCTTCGTACCAAACCGCTTAGTATGGGAAAACTGGGAAAAATTTAACGGAGCACAAGACGACCCAGGAGATTCAACAGACTTCCAAATTCCAACAGTAGCGGCAGTCACAGACGGTGGCTATGCAGTCGGTTCTATCTATGACAAATTCGGCCTTCCAACAGGTATCAACGGAGTAGCACCAAATGCACTACCATTTCGCGGCTATAACCTAATCTACAATGCATGGTTCAGAGACGAAAACCTACAAGACTCTATTATCGTATCTAAAGACAATGGAACAGATGCAACAACCGAGTACACTCTTAAAAAACGCGGAAAACGTCACGATTACTTCACTTCAGCTTTACCATGGCCACAAAAAGGCGACCCAGTATCAATGCCTTTAGGCTCAGATGCACCAGTTATCATCGATCCATCAGTAACAAACAAATATGGTCGAATGTTAAAAATGGATGGCACTCAACAAAACACTACAGAAACCATTAACAAAAACAATACTGCAAATGATTCATTAATCTACGGTGTTACATCAACAGTCTCTTATAAGTATGATCCAAACACTACATTAATCGCAGACTTATCAGACGCAACAGCAGCAACCATCAATCAGTTACGCGAAGCTTTCATGGTTCAATCATTATTAGAATTAGATGCTCGTGGTGGTACACGCTATGTAGAAATTATCAGAGCACACTTCGGAGTAATCTCACCAGACTTCAGACTTCAACGTCCAGAATTCTTAGGTGGAGGACAAACACGTATTAACTCTCATCCAGTAGCTCAAACTTCACCAACATCAGGCTCAAATGCTTTAGGTCAACTAGGAGCATTCGCCACAACTTCTTCAGTCGGCTCATCTTCTATCGGATTCACAAAATCCTTTACAGAACACGGTTACATTATCGGATTGGCAGCAGCCAGAGCAGACTTAACATATCAACAAGGCATTAACCGATTATGGTCAAGACAAACACGTTACGACTTCTTCTGGCCTAAACTTCAATTACTTGGAGAACAAGAAATTCTTAATAAAGAAATCTACTTTCAAAATTCATCGGCAGATGAAAATGTGTTCGGATATCAAGAACGCTATGCAGAGTATCGCTACAAACCTTCAGAAATCAGAGGTCAATTCCGATCAACTTATGCAACACCATTAGATCAATGGCATATGTCCGAAGAATTCAGCACACTACCAGCATTAAACGGAACATTCATCGAATCTTCAACCCCAATAGAAAGAGCTTTAGCTATTACAAACGACGTACACATCTTATCAGATATGTATTTCAAACTAACAACAGCACGACCTATGGTTACTTACCCAGTACCAGCTACACTAGGACGTTTCTAATATGGGATTATTCGGACTACCCGATTGGGTCAATCCAATAGGAGGAGGAGTAGCAGACCTCATCAAATCCGGAACTGGAATGTCCCATGGTCAACAATATGCTTCAGGCGCTCTAATAGGCGCAGGAGCAGGTTTATTAGGAGGAGCAGGAGCAGCAGCGGGTGGAGCCGCTGCCGGCTCCTCAGCAGCCTCTGGAGCAGAAGTAGCAGCAGGAGCAGGCATGTCACTAGGTGGATTCGGTTCATCCTTATTAGATAACGCATTAGGATTCGCAGGGATAAAATATCAGGCAGATTTAAATCAATCAAATGCTCGAGAACAAATGGCATTTCAAGAAAAAATGTCATCTACAGCTCATCAACGCGAAGTAGCAGATCTAAAAGCAGCAGGACTAAATCCAATTCTTTCTATGAATGGAGGAGCATCAACTCCAGGAGGAGCAGCAGGAAGTGTATCAGCACCACCAGCTTCATCCTTCGCTCAAACAGCAATTCAAATGAAAAGATTGCAACAAGAATCAACAATAGGAGATCAAACTATAGCCAC